GGCTAGAGACGCCCCGCCAGAGCCGAAAGCCGCGCCAATCCTTAGCGGATTAGCCAATGCCTGACCCGTTTGTGTCACGACATTTGCCGAATCTGCGCGCTTAGTTGTCTGGAGGACATCATTGAGCGCCTCAAGCTCCTTCATGTGCCTTCCGCTGAATACCGTGTTATAGATTTCGCCACCGGCTTGCTCCTTCAGCTTGCTAATTTGTGTCATGAATTTTGCGGGCGAATCCCCTACCGTTTCAGCAATTTTAGAGATATATGCTGCACGTACGGCATCCTTTCCGGTATTATCCAGCGCTGGCCATATGCGTTTAATATCCGAGGCATTACGGCTGTAGACTACGCTGTTAATTAACTCGGGTGTTGCTTCACGGGTGGCTTTATTTAGGTTGCTGGCGATACGCTTATTCAGAACCTTGTTGTAGACGTTTGCGTAATCAGAATTCGCTTTGAGGTAGATGGCGGCTTCCTGAGGGCCCAGGAACTGGCTGACTGAGTTTCGCAAATCTTTTGTCATGGCATTTTCAACGCTATTCGTCATGGCTTTGGCGTGGTTTGGAAACACCATTGCATCTCCCTGAACATTTGAGCGAAAGGCCGTTCTGTGTTGCTGGAGCAGGTCAAAATCAACACCACCTTGCTGAGTTAACTCCCCCTTCAAATTTTGGAGTGTATTACGCAAATTCTGATCTGCCGATGTTCCTAGCTTCACAAGCCTTGATAGACCTGTATCAATGGCGTTAACGGCATGGGTTGTTTCTATCGGATTTACGCCCATTTTTTGCGTTATATCGTCAATAACCCTACCCGCAGTATCCTTACGACCTTTCAAATTTGAGGTCAGTGACTTAACAACCGTATCAGGTTTGCGGCGTGTTGTCTGTTGCTCTGCCCTACGCGCCCCCGTACCCAGCAACGCACCTTCCCCGCCCTGAGTCAGCCCACGAGTCATTGCATTCTGGGGTGGAAGCATGTCTGATGTCATGGGCGCAACGCCCATTGATTCAGCTGTCGTCATCTTCTGGACTGCCTCTGGAGCAATCTCACCTTTTAGTGCCGTAATCCCCTTCCCAACCCCTTTTGCCGCTGCAGACAGCAACCCTTGCGCGGCAAGGTTAACCCCAGCATTTGTCGCCGCGTTCTGGGCAAAATCGCCTTGTTGATTCGAGGCATCAGCAAGCGAACCTGCCATCATCTTTCCTGCTGCGCCAATCCCTGGGATAAGGTAATCGCCAACCGTCTCCCCAGCCAGGGCGTAAGGGTCTGTAGGTCTGTCTATTGGACGATAAATATCGCCTAATAATCGATCCCCACCGACAGCTTGACTTAATGCATCGATAAGATTAGCACCGCCTTGAAGTACATCAAACGGGATATTCACTAAACCCCGTCCCGCCTCCGTGAACGGATCTTGTATTTGCGACGATTCATGGGGATTCTGTTTGTCGTGATAAGCTAAGATTTTATCCGTGGGGATATCAAGATGGGCCATTTGAGCCGATGACAAAGCATTATTATCATGATTATTCGCTATTTCGCCAGACTGAGTAGATTGCCCGGCAAAGTACTCGTCAATGGCCTCACCAATATCATCGATGCGAGTACCATCAGGAAACGTAAACGTTTTCCCCTTTGCCGTTACTTTCATCACTCTACCTTAAATTGAATGCCTGACTTTGATGTATAGCTACCGCCTGATTGCTGAAGTTGATTGTGGGCAGCGGAAGAGACGACCAAAGCATCATATACCCTTCCTGATTGCCCTCTCAGGGCGTTGTATTGACCTTGCATCTTTTTCATTTTTGTTTCTGTTGCGAGTGTAGAATCTCCCGGTTGAGGGAGATACATTTTTGCATACTCTTGCATCTCGGGGAGCGTAATGGCGGCGCCTGTTTCTGGACGAAGAATGGCATACAGGGCATCCCTTGCATTGACCATGTACTGTTGCTCTACCGGAGAAAGACTCAGGTTCGCAATGGCTCCCTCACCCAGCGCGCGATTTATTAATGCCACGCGTTTAGGGTCTATCTTTTTCCCTAATTGATTCATTGAATCCATGGAATCCTTCAGGCGGACGGCGAATCCCGCCGCCTTTTTTGATCCCTCATTGGCTTTATCAAGGATACTTTGAGCGTGTGGGAGGCTGATTGGCTTAATGCCATCACCGGCAATTGGCTGGTTTATTTTTCCCGTTTCTTCACGACCATCCGTGTAATATTTGGTTACTGAGCCATCGTCATTTTTCTCAACCTTCATGAGCTTTTTACTGGAGGTATTAATACCCGCCGCATGAGCAAATGCCATAGCAGCATCTGGATTTGACTGACGCATTTGAGCGTATTGACGATAGTTTTGCATCGCAGCAGTAGGCGCATAAGCAGCAGTTAACGCATTTGCTCCACTGATATCCTGTCCTCGCATTGTTAAAGTTTCACCTGCTCGATTGTTTCGTTCAGTTTCAGCCAGTTTATTTCTGTCAATGTTCCGCCCTTCCTGTTTATCCTGAACGTCAAAATAACTCTTTGGGTCAGCGTGCAGATGAATTAAATCGGTCATTTTGTCAAATTGTTGGGGGTCTTGCTTATAGGATAAAAAGACTTCTTCGGGTGTCAAACCGAATTGACCTAATAGGGGTATATTTTTCTGTAGAGAAGCGATAAGCGATTGATCCCCCCTTTTCGCTGCAAGACGCAAATCCATTGCCGCTTGACCAATAGCTTGATTTCTATCCTGATCAATAAATCCCATACTTTTTTGAATGCGCTCGATTTGTTCAGGATGCGCCATTGCCAATTGCTTCATCGCATCACGATCATTGGCCGCATAAGCCGTACCAAATGATTTCATAAAATCCGCTTCTGACTGCTGTTGTTTGTTCGCCTCTAATCGCTCAGAAATGGCCCCTAAACCCTGCGCTAACATCACACCGGTATTGGGCCTTTCTGCATATTGTGGGACGGTGGGCAAACCTAATCCACCTGCCGTTTGATTTTCTATTTGCAGATTGGGCAACCCAGCCAATTGAAACGTTGCCATAGCAACTCCTATTAAAATAAACTGCCTAATAATCCTAGCCCGCCACCGATGGCAGCACCCCAAGGGCCGCCAATAGAACCCTTCATCGCCCCAATGCTTGCCCCGGTTAACGCACCGGCCATACCGCCCCCTAACACGCGGTCAAATCCAGAAGGACTATTGGCCGCCGCGGCATTAGCAGCCCCCATGTTCTGTAATAACTGACCCACATTATTGGCGTAATTTTGTCCAGCTTTAGCTTGCCCAGCAGCGGCATTCATACCCATACTGACTAAATTACCGTAATTTTGCATCTGTCCCGATAACCAATTTTGCCCTAATGTTGGAGCGATAGATGCCAATTGATTACCCGTTGCAGTTGAACCTAAACCCCCCGTCGCTTCGGCGGCATTTAAACTTTGATATCGGGCTTGATTGGCTAACTCATTAAATTGTTGCGAATTGTAAAATTGGTTTAATGCCTGTCCTTGACCGTCTAATGTCGTCAGATTCTGCAATTCCCCTAATGCCGGGCCGCCCACTTTCATATACGGCGCCAAATTTTGCATCACCTGATTCCATTGTGCTCTTTGCAAGCCGATTGCTTCACGTGATGCTCTGGCCTGTTCGCTTGCGCCATTATCTCCGCTGCTTCCACCCATTGACTAATTCCTCTTTCGTGACTTGATACAGGGTCATATTGATTTGGTGATGACCTGCCGTCAAGGCGTTATCAATCACCCCCACTTTTCGCATCTTCATTAACTGACAGATGACTTTTCCCCACGGTGTTTTTTCAGGAACATACGTAATCACCGTTGAGAAGCTTAAATTATCAATCAACCAGTTTGAAAATTGTCTTGTTGCTCTCAATGCATATTTACCGCGGAAGCCAGGATCAAACACGGGATGCACTTCAATTAACTTATTGCGAATAAATTCAATTGAAAAAAAACCAACCAGCATTAACCCTTCATAAACACCCACATAAAGTTGATTATTTTTTAATTGATAATCCCCGTTATTTTCCATGGCATAACCAATTTTAGATTTATCCGTAAAAAACCGATAAAACTGGTCAATATTTTCAATCACTTTAATTTCCATCAGTCAATTAATCCATGTAAGCGCAAAGCATCTTCTAATGCTTTAATGCGTTGGCGTGCAGCTATTAATGCCTTTGCCAAAATTTGAACTTCTGATTGATGATAATTTACGCCAATCGAAAATGATTCATCAGCATGAAAAGCCCCTTTTAACGCCGTCCCGTTGGCCGCGGTAAATCCCGTCACACGTGGGCCAACCACCTTGATACCATTCACTGAATAAGCCCTCTTGACATTCAGTGACGAGGATAGCGATTGTAAATCAGCCTGCGATTTCGAAATAGCGTCTGCCTGCACTGCATTAATCTGCTGCGCCTGTGTCGCCAGTTCCCTATCTTGCTCATCATTTCTGGTTTTCGACTGATACGCGTCCTCCGACGCTTCATTGGCTTTACCGGCCACCCTGCTCATATCCGATAAACTGTTTAAGACAATCATGCGGTAGGCGGTCGAAAAATTAGCGGGTAAAATAGTCGGGTCAATATGCGTAACCTGAATTTCAACCGGGTTATAATCATTACCTGGGTTCATTATTCCATCCTGATTGACAGATCGGATAAGGTCACCGGGGATTTAGTGATGATACGGATTTTAAAGCCGATATTTTTTCTTACGCGTCCAATACGTCGCCAGATAATTCGTTTGTCATACTGAAAAGGCGCCTTTTGCGCTATCATCTGTTCTCTGCCGTAATTAATCCCATCGGTTGTTGTAGACAGGAATAATTTGTCCGCTATTTGAGCAACTCCGGTTGAGGCTTCCAATTCAAAATCAAACAATCGTGCATTATCTGCTTTTATCATCGGGGTATAAAGAAGGTGCTCAGTCTGCTGTTCATATTGATTTGAGGCATTGAAAACTAAATGACCGAGTACGCCTTCTTTCTTATCACCCACGGTGATTTGATTGTCAAAAAACATAAAATCAATCGCCCTATAAGGGTCATCATAAAAGCCGCTTTTCAGTAATGACCATTGCGAATATTGATGGCTGGCCGAACCATCAAAACAAAGGGTGTGTTTCGGCAGATGAAGGAGTAATAATTCATGGTTATCAAATCGAATCGATTCCATGACGGATTGAGATAATGCTTCAGCAGAATAATGACGGATAATTTTATCGATGGTCGCGGTGGATATCTTGTTTTTTTCACCGGCGCCGATGAGATAAACAGCCGGTTGCCCGGTCGATTGATGGCTGAGGATGGCGTATTTATCCTGATAACGACATTTGCAATCCCGCCCCGCAATACCCGCTTGAATCATATAAGCGGCTTGATTAATATAAAGCGGTTGGGACGTATCCGCCGATCCAGTTAAGGTGAAATACTCGATACTTGAGGAACCAAAACAAACAATCAGGTCTCGCCATGCGTCGACGGAAACGATACCATCGGGCTGGGATTCAGCGCGGTAAAAAGGCCGATATCTATCTGGTTTTGATTCATCTTCCAAATCAGTGACGCCAAATCGTTCTCCGCCTTTTTGTAACCAAATATAACGCCCTCGATTTCGACAAACATCAATGACTTCACCTAAATCATATTGCGGGTATTTATCATTTGGCCAGTTTGATAATACTTTCTCGCTACCGTCATCGCCATATAAATTCAGTTTACCGTCAAAACAAACCGTCTGACTATGACTCGAGTGAGACATCGACACGCGGCTCATTCCCGTTATATCCGCCACTTCGTTGTCATTACGATAAAGTTTATGGCCACAGACCCGATAGAGCGCTTTATTTTTGGTATTAAAATGGACCCCGCGTGAAACCCCTTTTACGCCCAGCTTTTTTTCAATGCCAGGAAATGATCTTAAATAACCGGATGCATTAAGCACCTCCTTTGGCGTGGCTAACATATTAACCGGTAAGGCATCAATGTAATCGGCGGTCTTGGCCTCTTTAACCAATCCTTTAGCTAACGGGATCTGCATTTTTGGCATGAAACCCTCGCTCAACATAATAACTATTAGTCCCTAACGCCGTGTATTTATTACCTTGGCCCACCGGCATATCACCCCGTCTTTCTATTGATGGAACGCTCAGCGTGTCAATAAGAAGCTCATCATAGGCAGCGGCGGCCGACGCTTCTTGTCTCGGGGTGGACTCAATGCCATAATCCGATAACATTCTTAGCATTAATTGATAACCCATAACCTGTTTATATTTGCGAGGAAGCCCTGACGCATCATCGGCGTTGGGGTTTCCCTCTTCTGAAAACTGATAGCCTAAATCGCCAAATTTAATTTGTAACTCGGCCATCAAGTCTTCAAGGTCAATAATACTCTCTTCAAACGATTGGGGTTCTACCTCGGTATTCGTTGATTCTGAGGCGATACCCGCCTTACGTAAGGCAAAGAGCACAATCTCCCCTTTAGTCAGCGGTTTTGTCATCGTTAGCCCTTTTCCCTTTTTTAAGTGCTTTAGATTTTCCCGGTGCCTTTATTTCATCAATCGACGACACAAAGCCCCTTTTTTCGAACTCAGGAAAATCCCTTGTCACTATCACCGCTTGGACATAGCCGGCTTCATTATCTGACCAGGCAAAAACACTTTTTCTTTCCATGAGTAACCTCAAATAAAAAAGGGAGAAAACGCGCCCATATTGTTACTAAGATAATCAAGGGTTGCCAAAGAATTGTCCACCCCTATGCGGATTAAAACACACATAAGCAGGCAACAGGTCAAAACGCATCATCTGCTTGTTTGCATCCCCATCCGCATATTTGTGTACCCGAATAGAAAAGCCCTCATAACTTGCGACTGCTGAGTCAATGCTATGTAATTTTGGCAGCGGGAGGGTGCCTAACCCACAGAAAAACTTATTATAAAAAAGATTAGGTTTCATCTGTTGTTTAGCGGTTCCTATGATAGAAACGGCATCTCCTGCCTTAACTTTTGCATCAACGGCATTGTATTGGGCATTTTTTTCATCATAAATCGGCACACCCGATAATTTGACCGTGACATCACCCGAAGCAGTCGCGTTAGTCTCTTCCAGCACCGTTGCGGTAAAACTAATCGCTGTTGATCCATTGTATAATGTCTGTTTGTTCTGCTGATTTAACCAATGAGTAGACGTGAATTTAAGCTGATCACCGGCTTTTAGAAAGCCTGTTTTACTTGGGGTGGCGCCCGTCAATGTTACGGTAAATTGATAGGAATCCTTCACCGACAGATAATCAACGTTAGGCGCGGTTTTCACTGTGAGGGTTCCACCAAAATCCCCCTGTTCTCGGGAAGCCAGTCCATTAGACATCAATGCCCTAATACCGCCAAAAATTACCCGATATCTGCGCATTCTCCCAAGCAGTACGGACTAATTGTTCTGTAGCATGCAAACCCGATTGCGCATCCGCCAGCCGTTGGGCTGACCACGGATCCATGACGGCGTAATTTTCACTGGTTTTAATACCAATATCTTTTATAAATGAGGCCGTTTGAGCCACATCTGACCATTTCTTTATCGGTGTATTGGGGGAGCCCAGCGACAAAGCCCCATTGTTCATCATAAAATGGGCTAATTCTGTCTCCAGATCAGTGACCATGCGCTCATGAATCGGTGATAGAATTTGTTCAAGCTGATTAAGCTTTAACGCTTCTTCAATTTGCGTCCATTCAACACCCACCGTGATATATTTGCCCACTTTGCCTGTCGCTTTACCAGAGATAAGCCCATTTTTAGCTTTCCCCGTAATGTCACCCGTCTCTGTTCTTTCAGACTTAAATTGATGAGGCCGCTTAAAGCTTACACTGTCGCCAGTATTTGAATTTATCTCCCCCGATAATAATTGTCTGTCAACGGTCTTACACAAAACAATATCAGACATAAAACCGGGTAAGAATTTTTTTAAAACGATTTGACTAATATTTGACTCTAGATTATTTGCCATTTTTTTTACTCTTATTCAATAATTGCACCGGGGCACAATTTGGTAAACTCATCGGATTTCACGTTTCCGGCGCCACCTTTTAGCGCGGGTTCTGGCTTGGATGTTTTTTTAGGTTTGGGTGCCAGTTTTACCTTCTGGCTAATTTGACCTAATAGAAACGCGGCACGTATTGGATCATTCTCAGCGGTCAGACGCTGGCGCAATGCTTTGTTTTTTCCAATTGCATAGGCAATAAGTTCTGTTCCCTCATCAGCGGCATGAATTAAAATTTCCTGCTGCAATATGGGTATCTCTGATCGTACAACCTCTTCCATCTCTGTATAATCTTTCACAGGCAATTTAGCTGCACGTTGTTGATGAGATTTTAAACGTTGAATAAATCGTTCCCGAACTTCTTGTTGCTGCCTTTGCTGGACTTGTTTCTTTTGTTCGACATGGCTTTTTTCCTCATGCCAATCGGTAAGTGCTTTTTCATAGACTTTTTCATCATAATCACATGATTCCAACGTAGGTTTAGCGGGAATAACGTTATCATGATTAATGGGCGATTGATGAGACTGCCTGGTTGCTAATTCCTCAAGCTGACGTTTCAGATCACGATTTTCTTTCTGTGTTTCTTTAAAACCTTTTCTCAGATCTTTAACCCACTTGGGCGCAGGTTTACCTTCTATTGAGTCATCTTCTTCGCTTAGCGATATTTCTTCATCGCCAATTTGCAATGAATAGTCTTGATCCTGCTCGACTTCCTGATCGGATTTTATTTCAATATTATCAGTATCAACTTTTTGCACTTGAGCAGCATTATTCTCACACTCTTGCGCTGGCTGCTCAGCGGTATTTTGCGGGGGTGTTTCCTGATTTTTGGATACAGGTATCGCCTGACCATCGATGATCAGTTCGTTTTCCATTTATGACTCCTTAACTCTGCGGGAAGTCCGCAGGTGACTGTAGGTTAGCTTGAGATTGAAGGGTTTTTAGCCGCATCCCTATTTTGTTTATGTTGCGTATCGGTGGCTTTTAGGATTAATTCGGCATCCGCTCTGGAAGCATCACCCTGTTCTTTTTGGAACTGGTGAAGCATTTTAAGGGCTTCGCGAATTTCTGCTCTTTTCGTACTGTCAGCCGCGGCAAGCAGCTGAACCACTTTCGCTTCCGCGACTCTCGCCTCAGTTTGTGCCTGGAAAGCTTTCACTTGGATAGCTAATTCTTCGTTCTTCGCTTTTTGAACTTCAGCTTGCCCTTGCATTAATACCCCTTGAGCCGCCACGAGTTCAGCATTAGGCTGTTGTGCTTGCTGCATCACCTGCGCAACCATTTGCGCTTCTTCCGGATTGCGGGGTTTAACGACGCCCTGCGTTAATAACTGTTTACGGTTATATTCCTTAAACTCGTCGAGCCCTTCACCATCCATATTATCCAGAATGATACCTTGTAAAACCGGTCGCATTGGGTCTTGCGGTAACATGCCACTCAGTAGATCCGTTAAGACTGAAGCCGTCGCATCCCGTCTCGAGATATAAGACGGCCCCACATCGACCGTGACATCATAACGACCCGTCGATAAGTCATTCATCGCCACCATTTGTCCTGTTTGCTTATCGTTGACAACCACTGACATTAACGCGATATCGTCAGTCCCATCTTCGTTAACAATACGGACTTCTCTGTCTGAACCATATACTTCACGTGCCATCGACAACCAAACTTCACCCGCGCGTTTAAGGCTCTTCGCCATATTATCAAGGTAAATAAACGAAGACATATCAGACCGATGCATCAGATTATTAACGGTTTCTTTCGCTATATTACTCGGCATTTGCTGCATCGCCTGGCTTGAACCAGTGACTTCTTGAATATCGGCCCCAGTTTGCTGTAATAACGAGGCCATCGCCTGATTAAGTGGCTGGGGTTGCGTGTATCCCACGGGCGTTGGAGGTGCTATAATATTCCCTTGTTTATCAATAATCTCATTTAAGGGCAGGAAAGCCGGTCTGTCTTTATTTCGATTCGCCCAATATTTCTCCAGTTTTTTTATCTGACTTTTACCAACAATCTGAATGGAACCCGTATCCTGCGTGGCCGAATCTGCAAGCATCGACACCTGTAAGTTATAGAGACGTTGGGCATCCATGGCTTTTGCGATATGACCTTCGACTCGCTCAATATCATCGATAAACCACCGCTTACCATAGACCGGAATTAACGGGATATGCTCACCGGGTATTCGTTGCGCTTGCTCGAGGAAGCCCTCACCATCGACCACGGAGACATAAATCCGCCGGCGCTGAAGGGTTCGCCGGGACGCCTCAATAAACCCGATGTCTACCAGCTCATCCTCAACGAGTTCAAGCTGATCACTGTCATAGGTGACGGTTTCCCTTGTCAATGGGTTTTGAAAACTCACCACATCCACCGACTCTTTTTTTACTTCGTAGTATTTAGCAATATAAACCACATCAACATCGTACCAATCATAATCCCATGATCGTTCAATGCCGCGACTTAACGTTACCGGGTCTTTATTGTATTCCGCCTGATACTTTTCAGCAGAGAGTGAGTACAAGCAGAAAGCCCACTGTGCATCTGACTTATCGTATTTCTTCGCATCCGGGTCGAACCAAACAGAACGCGACGGATCATAAATGGGCTCAATCGATATCCGCTGTCTTTCATCCATCGGATCAAACTCATTGACTAAACGTGTCGTCAGCCTAAAGCAACCAAAGCCGCCGGTTGAGGCGTCATCAAAGGCGTTATCGCACGCTTCGCCGCCATCCGTTTCTTGGTAGTCCGCCCGGAATAAACCGTTTAGTTTATTGGCTAACGCTTCGCTGGCGGCCTTATCGCCCGGTCTAAACTTAACCGTAATCCGATTATTGCGATATTCGCTGATTATCCGATTAAGCTCGGTCGATATTTTATTAACTTCAAACTTCGGATACTTCTCAAAATGGTTGCCTAATTCAGAGCCCGCGGCCGTTACCCCTTCCCATTGCCCACCCGGGACGCGCGCAAATCTTGTCGCCTCGATACATTTTTCTCTCACAGCTTCCTGCGGTGAGTGCGCCCGGTCAAACTTGCGCATAATTTGTTCATGTCTTTTTTCTAATGTTTCAGCCATCATGACCAACTTGACGATGAGGGGACAACGATTTCCGTGTCTTCTTTGATGCGCAGAGGATTAGCAAAGGACATCATCAGGGTATCTGCCATATTGGGCGATTTAATCCCTTTTAATCGCATCTCATCTTTGCTCATCAACTGAATTAATCGGTTTCCTGGCATGCGTTTACGCGGTTGTTTAACTAATTCTGACTTGAGTTGTGACAGTTTTTCTATTTTTGATGACAGGCTAATCAATTCATCTGGATCGAGATATTCGCCCTTTTCGACGGCGCGCCAGGTTTTATAAAATCGGTCCGCTAAATAAACCCAATATTGCGCGCGTTTATTTCTAAAGGTATCACGGTGAGTTCTATCATCATTATTTGAAGAGGGAAGGTATTCAGCATTACTTGGCACATAGACTTCATCGGGGTAATCAGGCGAATCACCTGCACCAAAGCCCGTCACCACCATCTTGTTACCGTCATTGCTATGTCTTAGGTGAGTTTTTACGGTGCCTGCCCCTAAGCCAATGTTGTCATAGATAAAATCATCCGCCCGATAGTCAAACGCTTCATCAAAAGCCGTAATAGTTGCATCAGCAACATCACCTTCTGACCAGCTCACGCAATCTTCAATCAGCACACCATATCGTTTGGATAATGCTTTTTCATCCTGACCGGAATCAGCCGGGTCGAAAGTGACAACACGTATTCCTCTTGGCGGAAACCCTAACTTGATATGTGCATCAATCGCCGCATCCACCCACTCCGGTTGAATCAATGCATCATCGTAATTCGCATCACACTCGCCACCGTAAACATGCCGCCATTTTTTATAGTTTTCCCGTTTCATCTTCTGCGCATCATTTTTGAGTTCTGCCGGTAACCAAGGATTATCCAGGTAGCTCACGTTGCCAACATATAAATCATCGTCTTCATAGTAACCTTTCTTATCGATTATCGCTTTGTAGGGCTTAACGAAGCGCTGATAAACGGCACCGTCTTCTTCTGAGGGATTAAAGGAAAACCACAGCTCAGAGCCCGGCTTGCGAATAGTGGATATAAGGGTATCCAGACTTTTCTCAGAAACCGTTTCCGCCTCTTCGACCCAGGCAACATCAAAATCATGTTTGGATTTAATAGACGCAATATTACGCGCCAACTGGCCATATTTGAAAATAGACGCATTGATTCCTTCAATGCAACTATTCAGCACCCGAAATCGGGCGTGTAATCCCAACGTTTCTACCTCGGCCTGTAATACGGCATGGACAGAATCTTCAATCGAATTCATAAATTCCCGCAAGCACAAAAAGCGGCGCTTATGCATTGCGGCCGTGATTAAGGCTATTTTAGCAAATGAAACCGTTTTCATACCACCTCGCCCGCCAAAATAAACTTTTATCCGTTTCGGTTTAAACATCGGCGCGAATTTTTCGCTAATTTGCACTTTCATGCTGAGGAATACCTATAAATTCAATGCTGATTTTGTTATCCGTTTTAATCGCGCCGCCCTCTTTGCCCGTAAGGGCGGTTTCTTGTTTTTCCGCATAACCGTGATTAGATAACATTAACTTAACAATCGTTGGGTTAAATTCACCCGTAAGCCCTTTATTTATCAGACTATTTTCCTGGATGGTTTTTATGGCGGCTAACGTGCCTGAAAATTCTTGATTTTCTTTGGCATATTCCTGTGCGGTAGACCGGCTAATCCCTAAATAACAGGCCAATCCCGCTACACTTGGAACAACATCGCCCACGGTTTTGTATTCCCCCATTAAATAGGCTTTGGCCTTTTCGAGGCTCACGGTTAACTTGCTTGGACGTCCAATTTTCTTCTTACTGACCATCATTTACTCGCCAGATTGACTGGAAAAGGCGTAACGCCGTATTTTGATATATTTCTGTAGAGATTCAATCTACTTTCCATTTTCGACTATCATTTCTCTGTTCTTCAATTCGCCTTATCGCCGCTTTATCCTGGTTACACATCTCGAGAGCCAGTAGCAGTTGCTCATTGAGTATCAGGCTATCGCCCCAAGTCATGTGCTCCGATATCACCGGCAAGGAGCAATCATCCAGAAGCGTGTCTGGAATGGGCACTGGACGCACGGGGATATATTTTATCGGCGTGCGCACGCAACCGGTTAACAGCAGCAGTAGGCACAAGCAGATGAGCACACTGTTCAGGGGTAATCGTTTCCTGTATCTTAATCGTTTGAGGCTGCGATGCCTGTATGGCCTGTTGATGTGCATCCTGAGTGGCTCCCGCTATGGTGTTAAAAATATCAACGGTCTGCTCATAGTGGGTAAACTGTGCGCGGGCAGCGTCACGCTCGGCACTCAGTGACTGGTTCGCCAGTTTCAGACGGCTGTTCTCAGCATATTGAAACCGGACTACGATGGAGAGTACGGTGATTGTGATAAGTAATATCGCTGCGAAAAGGAATTTGAAGTACATAACGTTAATCCGGTAGACAAAGCTCACACTCTACCGCCCGACGATTAATCAGTCCTTTAGAGACTTTTAGAGACTTTGCCTTCATTATACTTCCAGATTTCATCGTAAGCACCGGGCATATCACCGGCACTTTTGACCTATCAGACATCTTAAATGGTAAAAGGTACCAACTAGGAAAGGAATAATCTCCAATCACCAAAGCCATCCGTGTTCATTTTATGCTAACTCGAACAAGGCTTTTTCAACTTGGCGACGTTTAATTAATCCTAGCAGAGGTATTTTTTTGTCATTTACTGTAGCTTTATTCCATTTTATAAATTCCGCAGCAGCTCCCGAATAATCGCCGAAATTAAGTTTTTTGAGTAACGTTGATGCTGCAAATGCTGTCGCGCCGATATTAAAGACCAGCGAACATAATGCGTCACACTGATTTTGGGTCAGAGGAACTTTTATCTGAGTGTTAAGCAGGGCCATAACTTGCGCTATGTCTTCACGCAGAAACGCCTCCGCTTGTTGCTGTGTGATAACGTCACCCGCTCTGATATTATGCGTATGACCATAACCGATGGTCCATCTCCCTGCACTGCATTGATACGCTTTCAGCCGAAGTCCTTCATAACGCTTTATAAGCACCAGCCCTTTTTCACTGATATGCATCAGAAACCCTTTATAACTTACCTGTCTTTTTCTTCAGCCAGCTACCGATGTGATCAACGCCCAGATAACCAATAACCACACTGGCTAACCAGGAATAATCTGCCGTCAATCCCAGAAACTGTAGCAGTTGATGTGCTACACCGCCAAGCATGGCACACATAAGAGCATCAAGAAGAGAGCGGTAAAAACCTTTTCGGTGATATCGGGCACGCAGCCAAGCCATCATAAAAGCCAGCGCTGCACACGCACCTTGATGACGGAGGATATCCAACAGTGATTTGCAGAATTCACTTATGATGAACATACAGAGTTTATTCTTGGTCCCGAGACTTAAGCTGAAACTCTTTACGCCTATAGTACCAGTTAACGATAAATGTTCCCAGCGTACAGACAATACCCACAATTAAGGCCCATTCATTTAGTGACAACGCCCCAAGTACAGTGGTAAACGCAGCCCAACTATAAGCCGAGCTGGTAGTGTATTTTTCCATGAAGTGGATTATTTAATACAATAATGCTAAATATTTAATTTGTTTGTGATCGGGTGCAACATTGCGTCACTTGGAAGCTATTAATCTCATTACCCTCACCACCACCACTTGATGTAGCTATCATTCTGACTTGCATACCTGTATAAAAAGCACTTTGTGCAAGCTGGCATATTTTCATATCTTTAGTACGATGATAGGCTTTGTTATAATCAACACCATATCCACTTACTGCAACATAACAGTTACCATCATATGTGTTTAAAACATCTTCAACACTACCTTCTAATAGATATTTAGATGGATTTCCTTGAGACCAAGATGTGTTTCTATTTAAAAAGCTAACTGAAATATCATAGGTATCTAATCCTAAGCCCCAATAATGAGTTATATCCTTTATTTCCACAGAAACATCTTGATCATGCTCCATTGCTTTTTTTAAAAAATCACAAACACCTTTATTTTCTGCTGGAGCCGGCGCTGAACCATTATTTATAGAAAAGTTGCATCTGTCCCCTTTATTATCTTTAAATTCAAAGCTAGTAATCTTTCCTTTTAAGTAGTAAGTGCTGTCAGCCAAAGTAGATGACGAACAAATAAGAAAAATTGAACCAACTAAAATACTTTTTGCTAATTGTAACTTTTTTATACACTTCAAATATTTTTTTATCATGATACAAATCCTATAAATAGTACATAAACAAACCAAGACTCACATAGTTAATGAGTCGTCTTGATCAAGACGTTATGTTTAGGAATTAATTAAATTTAACCGGTAGATGGTCTGAAGGATTAGGTATATTCCGCCCAATCTGATACCGGATATAATCCGTAAGCAATATTATGCTAGCCATACTTACTTCTCTAGCTATAGGACCTCCCCAAAAACCATAATCGAGTTCTTCTGAACGCCCTGTCCCTGGAGAGGGATGTGTTATTTGTCCTGAAGAAAGTAAATGAGTAAATGTATTAGCAGGCGATGTAGGAAAATTAATGGTGTTGTTAGGCCTATTAAAATCACCAGTCACTGCCCATGTTAGCGTAGGGTAATTATTAGCCATATAGTTTTGTATGATATTTACTACAGCAGATGCCTCATTGCGGATATTATTCGGTTCTGCATGTAAATTAAAAAATACGGCATCCTCGAGTTGTGCACCTATGACAGGTCGATTGATACTGTAACGTCTTCTATCAAAAGGTGTCATTAGAAATAGCCGCTCTGCTCTTTGTCTGGTAACAATCGCTGTATTTTGATCAGCAGAGGGAGCATTCTGGCCTAACACAAGCTCTTGGCGCAATCTTCTGTCATAATAGTAAATATAAAAAGTATGCCCATTAACTCGCCATACATACTCTAGCACACTTAAAGCTGGGCCGGGTATAGATTGATAATTGGAAGAAGAGTCAAAGTTCCCATCAGGCACATTGCCTATATAGCATTCGGGTAAATCTTGTAATGGGGGTTGTGTTTGATCATAAGGTATCGCATTCCCTAGAGACGGGCGAACTTCGTCAGGAAGGGCGCCGGCTTCTTGAATAGTTAAAACATCTAAGTTACCAGCGATCATAAAATCTAAAACTTCTTGCCAGTGAGCTGAGTGACTATTCCATGTGGCAAAATGGAAATGGTTTACATGACGATTCTGAGCGTTACATATTGGTATAACAAAACACGCAAGGACTATCCCAAAGACATATCTTGTTACTTTATTTTTATATAACGAAAATTTGATTATTTCAGGCATGCAGCACCCTTCCTTTTTCGTAATTAGTGAATATATTTAAAATCTTTGTTTAATTAAATGATGGTTTCACTTTGCAGTAAGCAAATAATTTAAATATGGATTTATATTTTTAGGTTTGAGTTTTTTAGATATTTTCCTACGAAGCAGGACATGAGGCTACGGTATAGTCGTTGAATTATTGAGTA